GCTATAATAAACTATAATGAAAAATTTTAAAACATACTTAGAAGAAGCTGCCGGAAAAGGTTTAACTATATTTGATATAGATGAAACTATGTTTATAACTAAAGCCCAAGTGCATGTGGTTAAAAACGGTAAAGTTATTAAAAAACTTGATAACCAAGAATTTAATACTTATAAGAAAAAATCTGGTGAAGAATTTGATTTCGGCGAATTTAAGAATGCAGAAGTTTTTCAAAGAACTTCAACACCTATTGCACGAATGATTAACAAAGTTAAAGCAATTTTAAAAAATGCTACAAAAGCAGGATCAAAAGTTATTATTGTAACAGCTAGACCTAACTTTGATAATAAGAAAACATTTCTAGACACATTTAGAAAACAAGGTATTGATATAGATAAAATCTATATTGAAAGAGCTGGCAACCTAGGTACAGGTCCAGCCGCAGATAATAAGAAAATTATTTTTAAAAAATATTTAGATCAGAATATATATAAACGTATAAGGCTTTTTGATGATGCTAAGTCAAATTTAAAAATATTCTTATCATTGCAAAAAGACTACCCAGATGTTTCTTTTGAAGCATTTCTAGCAAAACCCACCGGCTCTGTTTCTAGAGTACGATAACAGGAGATAAATTATGAATATGAAAAGCATCGCGGCAGTGGCGACACTTGCATCTTTGTTTTGTTTTTCAGCATTTGCTGATAAACTTAAAATTGGTTTTATCTATGTTGGCCCTACTGGCGATCATGGATGGACTTACAGGCACGACATTGGAAGACAAGATATACAAAAACATTTTGGAGATAAAGTAGAGATTAAATATATTGAATCAGTACCGGAAGGCCCTGACGCAGAAAGAGTTATGCGTTCAATGGCTATGGAAGGCATGGACATTATTTTTGCAACGTCATTTGGTTATATGAGCGGTATGGTTAAAGTGGCTAAAGAATTTCCAAATGTTAAATTTGAACATGCTACTGGATATAAGCAAGGACCTAACTTAGCAACTTATGGATTACGTTTATATCAAGCAAGACACGTGCAAGGTGTTATTGCTGGTATGATGACTAAGACTAATAAAATTTGTTATGTTGCAGCATTTCCAATTCCAGAAGTTATTCGTGAAATTAATACATATTATTTAGGTGCTAAGAGCGTAAACCCTAATGTTGATATTGACATTATATGGGTTAATACTTGGTACAATCCTGTTAAAGAAGGTGAAGCAGCTAAAGTATTAATTACACAAGGTTGTGATATGGTTGCTCAACATACTGACTCGCCATCACCATTACAAGTTGCAGAAAAAGAAGGTGTATTTGGTTTTGGACAAGCAAGCGATCAATTGAAGTTTGCGCCTAAAGCACAATTAACTGCAACTATTGATAATTGGGGTCCTTACTATATCGATAGAGTGCAAGCAATTTTTGATGGTAATTGGAACACAGGCGATTACTTTGGTGGTATGATTGATGATGACGTTGTTGCAATGGCACCATTTACAAACATGCCTGCAGACGTAGCAGCATTTGCTGGTAAGATTAAAGATGGTATTAAGAATGGTAAGTATCATGCTTTTATTGGTCCTATCAAAGATAATACAGGCAAACTACAGTTGAAAGACGGTGAGATTGCTGATGACAAACATCTTAATACTATGATGTATTATGTTGAAGGCATTAATGCAAAAGTACCAGGAAGTTAAAAATGATTCCAGTAATTGATTTTAAAAGTTCAAATGTACTGGAAAAAATACGCAAAGCTTACACAACTGTAGGCTTTGCAGTTTTTACTAATACGCTAAGCGACAAGGATCAAACTACAATGAATGTGTGGTTTAATCTAATGAAAGAATTCTTTAATAATGATTTAGAAGAAAAAAACAAATACAAATATCAAGCTGAAAACAATTTAGGTTATTCAGTTATGGGTGCAGAAAACGTTGATCCAACAGCACCAAAAGATATGAAAGAAAGTTTTAATTATAATAATAACAGAATGCCAAATGAATTATGGCCTTTTAACATAAACGGATTTAAAGCAACTGCACTTCAAACAATTGATATTGCAGATAAACTTACATTAAAAATATTAGAAAAGTTTGATGAGATTTTAGATACAGGGTCATTATTAACTAAAGCACATATGAAACCATATAATACAACTCGAGTTATACATTATCCTGCATATGATGGCCCATTAGAAAATAAACAAATGAGAATAGGAGAGCACAGTGATTACGGCACTATTACTTTACTTTGGCAAATTAATGATGTTCCAGGGCTTGAAGTCCAAGACATACAAGAAAAATGGCACGCAGTCCCATACGAACATAATGGAGTAGTTGTTAACATTGGTGATCTATTACAAAGATGGACTAACGACTACTTTGTTAGCACAAAACACAGAGTAGTTAATAGCCATATACACATTCCAAGATATAGTATGGCACACTTTGTTGATCCAGAACCTGGAACAATAGTACAAAATATATCTAAGACCAAATTCTATCAATACGAACCTATTGAAAGCAGACAATACTTAATGAACAGATTAGCACAGAGTTATTAATGGATGAGATGAACAAATGGATAGCAATGCATAATAGTTGTTTAGATCATGAAGGTAAACCAATCCCGGAATTCTGGAAAAAAGAACATATGGAAATTAAAGACTATATTAAAAGTTACAAAGACTTTCCAATTGCTGGTATAGATTTTAAAGATATATCTAGTCTGTGCAATAGTAAAGGATTTAAACTCACCTGTGACGATATTGAATATAAACTTGCTCATCATTTAGATAATCCTAAAGTGAAAATACTAGCTTTAGATGCAAGAGGTTTTATATTTGGAAGTGTTATAGCTGATAGAAATAATATCAATTTAGTGTTATGCAGAAAAATAGGTAAGTTGCCTGGTGAGACTATTAAGAAAGATGTTGAGCTTGAATATGGCAAGACTACTTTAGAAATACAAACTAATGCTATACAACCTAACGATAACGTCATTATTATAGATGACTTAATTGCTACAGGCGGTACGATTATGGCAACTATTGAAATAGCTGAAAAACTAGGAGCTAATGTTATGGCAGTTGCGTGTCCCATAGATTTGTTTTATTTAGGTGGAAGCACAAAAATTAAAGAGCTAGGTATTGACTTTTATGCTAGCGTTGTATATTCTAATGATTAGTATATCTGAAAAAGCTAAAAATTATTTAGCTGCAGCTATAAAAACTCAAGATAAAAAGTACGCGTATCTTGCTGTAAACGGTGGAGGATGCTCAGGGTTTCAGTATGAGTGGGATATGACTAACGATTTAGAAAAAGGTACTCTTATTGAAAATATATTAGTACTTGATAGAACAGCAGAAATGTTCGTTATAGGCTGCACAGTAGATTACGTAACAGAATTTGGCGGATCGTACTTAAAAGTCATAAATCCTAATGCAACAGCGCAATGCGGTTGCGGAGAATCATTCGCCGTATAATTTAATTAACATGTTATGAATTTAATTTATTTTTTAGTGTACATTTGTGTAAAAGCATGGTATAATAATACTATAAAATGAGGAGAATCACTTTGACAACATCAAAATTACAAATAATTTATTCACACTTTCAATCATTACCAGACCACCACGAAAAAATTTTATATTTACAAAACAATAAATCTGAACTTGAACAATTTAATATCAACGTCGATAAACTTATTCAACACTATTTAACCAACGGCGACAAACCTTGGACTCCACCTAAACGAGAAATTTATTAATGGCATTTTACACTAATCTTTATCGATATAAAAGTAACATATACTATCGCGGTTATTCAACTAACGGCGATAGAGTTATTAAAAAAGATCATTATGAACCAAAGTTCTGGGTTACTACACCAGATAATACTGGTTACAAAAGCATCGATGGTCATAATGTTGGATCAATAAACTTTAATAGTATGTACGAAGCTGGTCAATGGTTGCGTGATAACCTTGAAGTTTCTGGTAGAAAGATTTATGGCAATAAGAGATACATATCACAATACGTAATGGAAAAGTTTCCAGCTGATATTGAATTTGATCGTAGTTCAATTAACGTTGGTACATTCGATATTGAAACAGACTATGACGATGGCTTTCCACATCCAGATCAAGCAGCTCATAAAATATTATCGATATCATATAAGTCTAGTAAATTCTCAACATATCACGTATGGGGTTATGGCGATTTTGATACTAAGACTGCACTCATAAGCGATGTTAAATATACTCGATGTAACAGTGAAGAAGAACTTCTTACTAAATTTATAGAATTCTGGTCAAATCCAGATATTACACCTGACGTCATTACAGGTTGGAATACAAGATTTTTCGATATACCTTACGTACTAAATCGTACAAAGCATGTTTTAGGTGAAGAATATTTACATAAGTTCTCTCCTTATGGTTTACTGATACCACCACCAAGACCTATTACATATCGTGGTAGAGAAAATCTAGTCTATGAAATACCTGGTGTACAAACATTAGATTATATGGAACTATTTCAAAAGTTTGGTTATACATATGGTCCTCAAGAATCATATGCATTAAATCATATTGCTTATGTTGTTCTTGGTGAAAAGAAACTTTCATATGATGAATCAGGTTCACTTAAAAATCTATATAAAGATGATCATCAAAAGTATATTGACTATAACATGAAAGATGTTCAACTTGTTGATAGACTCGAAGAAAAACTTGGATTGATTACGTTGGCTATTACTATGGCTTATAAAGGCGGTGTTAATTTCCAAGACACATTCGGCGTAACTGCTATATGGGAATCGATTATTTGTAGAAAATTATATCAAAGTAAAGTTATTCCACCACTTACACAAAAATATGATAATTATGAAATTATAGGCGCAACTGAAACATCAAAGAAAAATCCATCTTCCGCTTTTCGTGCAGAAGGTAAAACACATCACATTGCTGGTGGCTACGTTAAAGATCCTATTCCTGGTAAATATGACTGGGTTGTATCATTTGATTTAAATTCGCTATATCCTAATATTATTGTACAAAATAATATGTCACCAGAAACAATAGTTGATAATCCAACAGAACCTGCTGAATTTGCAAGAGCTGCAAATGACACATACTATCGTAAAGACTTTCAAGGTGTATTACCAAAAATTATTGAAGAATATTATGATGAGCGTGTATCTATAAAAAATATGATGTTAGCTGCAAAAGCTGAAGAGCAAAAAGGTTATACATCTGAACTAGATAAAGAAATAAGTAACTTAGAAAACAGGCAGATGGCTATTAAAATTCTACTTAATAGTTTATATGGTGCATTGGCTAATAAACACTTTCTATATTTCAGACCATCACTTGCTGAAGGCGTTACACTTACTGGTCAAAAAGCAATTAAACACGCTGAAGTTACTATGAACACTGAATTAAATAAGTTACTTAAATCTGATAAAGATTATGTAATTGCAATCGATACCGATTCTTTATATGTTAACTTTGGCCCACTGGTGGAGCAATTTGCTCCAAATAATCCAGTTTTATTCTTAGATAAAATATGTAAAGAACATTTTGAACCTGCTATTGGAAAAGCATATGCTAAGTTTTTCGAAATGCATAACGCATATAAAAACAGAATGGTTATGGCAAGAGAAGCAATATCTGATGTTGGTATTTGGACTGCAAAGAAACGATATATACTTAACGTACATAATAATGAAGGTGTGCAATATGCTGAACCTAAACTTAAGATTATGGGTATTGAAGCTATTAAGTCATCAACACCAGAAATTGTACGTAATAAATTTAAAGAAGCATTTAAGCTTATAATATCTGGTACTGAAAAAGAAACACAAACGTTTATTGCTAACTTTAAAGCTGAATTTAAAAGTTTAAATCCAGAAGCTATAGCTTTTCCACGTGGAGTTAGCAACATAACAGATTGGTATGACAGAAAAACTATATTTAAGAAAAGTTGTCCAATACATGTTCGTGGATCATTACTGCATAATTATTATCTTAAACAGAATAAACTAAATGACAAATATGAACTTATACAAAATGGTGATAGAATTAAATTTGTATATCTAAAACTACCAAATACTATAAGACAAAATATAATATCATTTAAAGATGTGTTACCTAAAGAATTAAAGTTACACAATTATATTAATTATGATTTACAATTCGAAAAAACATTTATCGAACCACTAAATCTAATACTTAACCCAATCGGCTGGTCAGCCGAAGAACAAGCAACCCTGGAGGATTTTTTCGTATGAGTACGAACTGGTTTAAAGACATGCAAGACATGCATAAGAAATATGGCGTAGACGAATGGATGAATAAAGAAAAGAATTCTGAATGGTGTAAACTGAGAACGTTTATGGATTTTAGAATTAGCATGATGCAAGAAGAACTTGATGAAACAAAAGCAGCTGTTAAAAATAAAGATCCAGAAGAAATTGTTGATGGTATTATAGACATGTGCGTCTTTGCTATTGGCACACTAGAAGTATTTGGTGTTGATGCTAATAAAGCATGGGACCAAGTACTAAAAGCGAATATGTCAAAAGAAGTTGGCATTAAAGAAGGCAGACCTAATCCTCTTGGTTTACCAGATTTGGTAAAGCCTGAAGGTTGGGAAGGTCCAACACATAAGGGAAATCATGGAAATATCACTGAATCTTTTTAATAGTATATTTGATAATAAGACTAAACAAAAGTTAACATTTGAAAACTTTGATAGCTTTGAAAAAGCTTTGTATGGTCTATCTAATCGAGTTATAAAATCTAAAAAAGATGCACCATTAATGTCACCTGCGCAATTTAAACCTGATACCACACGTGCTAACGATAATGTTACAATGTGGGCAGGGTGGTGTGCAGTTGATGTTGATGATTTTGAATTTACAGGAGACCTACAAAGTGCTTTATCAAATCGTTTTA